CTCAAGCAGGGGCCTTTGGTCTATGCTGATACGGAAAAGTTCCCAGATGGCCCGTGGTGCAAGGAAAAAGACTGGGTTGTCTTTGCGCGTTATGCGGGGTCCAGGTTCCGTATTGATGGCGGTGAGGTCCGGATTCTCAACGATGACGAGATTCTGGCTACGATAGATGATCCGGAAGATATCATTAGCTTTTAAAGGAGCGCGGCATGAGTGATGAAGAAAAGCAAAGAAAGACCAGCGTCGATGACGGCACGGTAGACATAGAGGTTGGCGAGGGTTATGAGGAGCAAGAGGTTGAAGTAGATGACATTTCTGACTCCTCAGAGGAAAAAACCGTCACTGCACAAGAAGACGAGCACGAAGAGTATTCGCAAAGCGTAAAGAAGCGAATTGACCGTCTGACTAAAAAGATGCGCGAAGCTGAGCGTCAGCGTGAAGAAGCGCTTAAGTATGCTCAGGGCGTGCAAAGCGAGGCGGAAAAGATAAAAGCTAAGCTAAATGCTGTAGACCAAGGTTATTTGACCGAGTATGGGGGTCGCATAACCGCGGAAACAGCGGCCGCACAGGAAGCGTTTAAGCGCGCAATTGCGGTAGGTGATCCAGAGGGCACGCTTCAAGCACAGAAAAAGCTAACAGAGCTTCAATTTGCTGCTTCTAAGTTAGAAGAAGCTAAGCGTATGCAAGCCCGTAGGGCACCGCAACAAGAGTCTGATCAGCAACAATATCAGCCTCAAACGCAACAGCCTCAGCAACAATATCAGCAACCCGCGACTAGGCCAGATCCTCGGGCGGAAGAGTGGGCTGAAAAGAATGACTGGTTCGGTAATGATAATACAATGACCTTTGCTGCGTATGGGATACATAAGCAATTGGTTGACGAAGCATTTGACCCGACCAGCGATGACTATTATGATGAGCTAGATAAGCGAATTCGTGCAGAGTTTCCGCACAAGTTTTCTGATACCGGGACCAAGCGCCGTACCGCCCAAACGGTTGCTGGTGTTTCCCGCACAAGTTCGTCAAATGGGCGCAGGCAAATAAAACTCACACCAAGCCAGGTAGCGATAGCTAAAAAATTAGGTGTGCCACTCGAAGAATACGCGAAATATGTCAAATAGGAGACGGTTATGACTGATAAGAAAGGCTTTGAGGGTATTAATCGATCTTCTCGCGCAAACGACAGCAGGGAGAAAGAGCAGCGGCGTAAGCCTTGGGCTCCCCCATCCATGTTAGATGCACCACCTGCACCCGAAGGGTATGTTCACCGGTGGATACGTACAGAGGTTCGTGGTTTTGATGACCGCAAAAATATTTCTGCACGTTTAAGAGAAGGGTACGAGCTTGTACGAGCCGATGAATACCCTGATTTTGAAGCTCCGGTTATAGATTCAGGTAAATATGAAGGTGTGTTCGGCGTTGGAGGACTTTTACTCGCACGCATTCCAGTAGAAACCCTTGAGGAAAGAACCCGATATTTTTCTGGGAAAACTCAAGATCTTATGGATGCTGTCGATCACGACATGATGCGAGAGAATGCTCACTCAAGTATGGCGATCAATAAACCTGAACGTCAATCTCGTGTAACTTTTGGTGGCTCTCGAAAGAACTAAGCCACCCCTTTAGGAGAAATAAATCATGGCTAATTTAGCTACAGCCTATGGTCTTCGTCCTATCGGGCTTGTTGGCAGCGGCGCTAACACTACCGGTGTAACCGAGTACGAAATTGCCTCTGACAACGCTAATGCAATCTTCCAGTATGGAATTGTTATTCCTACTGCGGATGGTGTAATTGCTCGTGCAGCAGATACAGCAGGCGGTACTACCGCAGCATTAGGCGTCCTGATGGGTGTTGAATACCAAGATTCGGTCCAGAAAAAGCCTGTTTGGCTAAACTACTGGCCCGGCTCAGCAGCGGTAAGCGTGGATACTAACTATCCTGTTAAAGCTTACGTTGCGGACAATCCGAACCAAATCTTCCAGGTTGCTTCGGATGCAAGTCTTACAAACAGAGCTACGGCTCTAGCTACTGTTTTTGCTAACGCGTCTTTGGGTACTTCTGCTCAAGCGGGTTCAACAAACAACGGTAACTCTACATCTGCGTTGAGCGTAAGCAGTGTTGCTACTACAGCAACTTTGCCTCTCCGTATTGTAGGTATTGTAGATGATGAAGCGAACAGCGATTACACCGCAGCGGGTATCCCACTGAAGGTGCGCTTTAACGCTCACTTCAACTCCAATGCATCGCGGTTTGATTCTCAAACCACTTCATTAACCACAGGCATTTAAGAGGGATAAATCATGGCTATATCTCGCGCACAATTAGCGAAAGAGCTAGAACCCGGACTAAATGCGTTGTTCGGGATGGAGTATGATCGTTACGACAACGAGCATGCGGAGATCTTCGACGAAGAGTCCTCAGATAGGGCCTTTGAAGAGGAAGTGATGCTGTCGGGCTTTGGAACTGCGCCTGTTAAATCAGAAGGTGGTTCTATTTCGTTTGATGACGCGCAGGAAACTTTCACTGCACGTTACACTCACGAAACCATTGCTCTGGCATTCAGCATCACTGAGGAAGCTGTTGAGGACAATCTCTACGATCGTCTTGCAACTCGCTATACTCGTGCTCTTGCACGTTCAATGTCTCAAACCAAGCAGATTAAAGCTGCTTCTGTACTGAACAACGCGTTCAGCACTGCTGCCCCTGTTGGCGACGGCGCTGCACTCTGTTCAGCAGCTCACCCTTCACTGAGTGGTAACCAAAGCAATAAGCTTGCCGTTGCCGCAGACCTTAACGAGACGTCGCTTGAGCAAATGCTCATCAACATCGCCGGTCTGACAGATGAGCGTGGTCTTAAGATTGCCGTACGCGGTATGAAGCTGATTATTCCTAAAGAGCTGCAATTCATTGCAGAGCGAGTAATCAACTCTAACCTGCGTCCAGGCACAGCCGATAACGACATCAATGCGATGAAATCTATGGGTATGCTCCCTGACGGTGCGGTGGTTAACCACTTCCTCACTGACACGGACAACTTCTTCATCAAGACTGATGCGCCTAACGGCTTCAAGATGTTCCAGCGCACTCCGCTTAAGACTGCAATGGAAGGTGACTTCGACACTGGTAACATGCGATTCAAGGCCCGTGAGCGTTACAGCTTCGGCGTCTCTGACTGGCGTGCAGTGTACGGCAGTGGTTCATAAAACTTCGGTTTTATGTGGAAAAGGGGTGGCTTGTGCTGCCCCTTTTTTTATCGTATCTTATAAATGTCCCTGACAGTCGCATCCCGCGACTGACACTAGCCACGACAGGAGATCTTCATGGCGACTACTACTTTTTCTGGTCCTATTAAGGCCGGTACAATTCGAAATACAACTGGTACAACGGTTGGCACCGACGTAGCTAACTCTGGTTTTGTCAGCATGGCTCAAGCAGCGGTCATCGCAGCTACGGGTGCCGATGGTCAGACTACTACTGTTGCTACTATCCCTGCGAATTCTAAGATCATTGCAGTGGTCCTGAACGTTACTACAGCTAACGACGATGGCACCGCTTCAACTGTTCAAGTTGGTACTTCAGGCGATCCGAATGCTTTCTTAGGTGCAACTAGCGTACAAGCAGAAGGTGTTACTTTTAGTGACGTTATGACTTCGGTTTCTACGGATGTAGGTACAACCGACATTCAAGTCATTTCAACCTTCTCGGCCACAGACGAAGACGGTACAGCAGGTGTAGCAGATGTCACTGTGATGTACATCCAGAACGCTAACTTGGCTTAATTTGGGGGTGACTCATGGCAGGATCTAATATTAGATCCGGGCATTTACATGGAAGCGGATATATAACCAACTACCGCGCACTCGTAAAAGCTTTGGACTTAGTCGGTACAACGTCTGCCGGGATTCTTGATATTTGGGATACAGACTCTGCCCCTATTCAAGCTACCTATGGTCGTTCTGGAACAACCGTAACCGTTACTAAAGTGGGGCATGGTTTAAGCACTGGAGACAAAGTCGGGATTACTTTTTTGACTACATCTGGTGCTATAGCCACTCCGGGTAATTATGTAATCACGGTTACGGGCGTAGATACCTTTACGATAACAGACATTAACAGTGGCACTATAGCTGCGGGTAAGACTTGTTATTACGTGAATTCCACAGCCGATGGTTATGACGCTCAGTGGTTAGCGTCTTGGCATACTTCGGCTAATGATACGTTTTTTAACGGTTTTAACATGCCCGATGAAGGTATGTTAGCCCGAATAGGTATTTACATCCGAGTTGAAAACATAGCCTCCGTAAACATTTACTACACTGGTGCGTAGCAATGGCGAGCACAAAGGCTGTAAAAAGAAGCCCTTCGGGGCGTCTTAGCTACCGCGGAGAAACTTTTTCAGGCTATAACAAGCCAAAAAGAACGTCCGGGGGCAGTAAAAAGTTTGCTGTTTTAGCTAAGAAAGGCGATGAAGTAAAACTGGTTCGATTTGGTGATCCCAACATGACCATCAAAAAGAACATACCAGAGCGTCGTTCTAACTTTAGGGCTCGTCACAACTGTGATACCGCTAAAGATAAGTTCAGTGCTCGTTACTGGAGTTGCAAGAAATGGTAAGTAACGATCATTTAGAGCAAGAAGTTAATGACGTCAAACGTCAAATGGCGGTCGTCGAGACTATTTTGAATCGCATTGAAAACAATCATCTTAATCATATGGAAGATGATATACGTGATCTGCGAAACAAAAACTGGATGATCTTGGCCGGTATTGCTAGTCAACTTTCTGCGACATTAGTTGCGGTCGTTATGATGTTATTAGGTTAGGAGAAAGCTATGAAATGCAGTCCTCGTAAAGAAATGGCTATGGGCATGATGTACGGCGGTGCAGCAGAGAAGCCTAAAAAAATGAATAAAGGCGGCTGTGCGGTAAAAGGCATGAAAGTAGGTGGGCCGGTAAAAATGAATAAAGGCGGTTGTGCTGTTAGAGGCATGAAATAAGCGTGCTTAAATGCAAAGGCATGGGAAAAGTCCGCACGGGTCTTAAAGTAAAAGGCTACAAAGACGGCGGATCAGTTAAAGACGAGTGTTACCGTAAGGTAAAGGCTCGCTATAAAGTGTTTCCATCTGCCTATGCTTCTGGCGCGATAGCCAAGTGCCGTAAAGTCGGTGCTAAGAACTGGGGGAATAAGTCCCGTGGCGGTTCGTAAGACTAAGAAAGGCGCAGACCTTAAACGATGGTTTAAGGAAGAATGGGTCGATGTTCGTACAGGGAAGCCTTGCGGACGTAAAGAAGGCGAAAAACGGGGAACCCCGTATTGCCGACCTAAAAAGCGTGTTTCTAGCAAGACACCTAAGACCGCGAGTGAAATGACTGCGGCAGAAAAGAAGTCCCGGGTAGCGCAAAAGAAGCGCCTTGGGCAACCAGCAGGTAAACCCAGGCGTGTAGCATCGCTTAAAAGGAAAAAATAATGGCTGTTTCGGGATCAAAAGATTTTGAGCTAGACGTCGCTGATTACGTTGAAGAGGCGTTTGAGCGGTGCGGTAAGGAGATGCGTACGGGTTACGATCTTAAGACTGCCAAGCGCTCTATGAATCTTTTGTTTGCGGATTGGGCTAACCGTGGTTTGAATCAGTGGACTATTCAACAGGTTACGACCACGTTGACTCAGGGTGACGCAGACCTAACATTGAGTGCCGATACAATTGATATTCTGTCGGTTGTAGTTAGACGAGACAATACGGATTACGGAATACAGCGTTTGAGCCGGGATGATTACCTTAATATCCCGAACAAAACGCAGCAGGCACGGCCTTCTCAGTGGTTTTTAGACAGGCAAATCACGCCAGTTTTGAAGCTGTGGCCGGTCCCTGAAAACAGCACAGATCAGATTGTGTATGACCGGTTGGTTCGCCTGGATGATGCAGATACGGCGACAAACACCATACAAATACCTTTTAGGTTTTATCCGGCATTAGCTGCGGGCCTGGCGTATTATTTATCTATTAAAAAGGCCCCTGACAGGATTCAAGTTTTAAAAGCGTTGTACGAAGAAGAGATGCAGCGTGCAATGGACGAAGACCGAGACCGGGCTTCTTTTAATGTTGTACCGAGCTTAGCGTATTCTAGGAATATGTAATGGGTAAGTTTGCTGTAGGTAAAAACGCTTACGGTATCTCAGACCGCTCCGGTTTTCGCTATAAGCTAAACGACATGAAAAAGGAGTGGACCGGGATGCTGGTCGGTAAGGATGAGTGGGAGGCTAAACAGCCCCAGCTTAATCCGCGCCGCAAGGTCATTGATCCGCAAGCTTTGAAAGATGCTCGTCCGGACAGGGTAGAGCCTTTAGACGTTTTCGTGGGAGTGCCGTTAGTTGAGGCCCCTAATTTAAAGCCGGTGACTGGCTTTTGCCAGGTTGGTAGCGTGACGGTGGTGACCACATGAGTTTTACTTATGATCAGTTAAAAACAGCGATACAGGATTATACGCAAAACACCGAAACAAGTTTTGTAAATAATCTTCCTGTTTTTATACGCGTCGCCGAAGAGCGGATTTTGAAGAACGTACAATTGACGTTGTTCCGCAAAAACGCGACGGCAAACATGACTGCGAGCAATCAGTACCTTGCTGCGCCAAGCGACTTTTTAGCGCCGTTTTCGCTGTCTTACACGGACGGTGACGGCAACAAAGATTTTCTTGAGTACAAAGATGTAAACTTTATTCAAGAATTCAACCCGGATGCTTCCACCACAGGAGCGCCGCGTTACTACGCATATTTTGACGTTAGTAATTTTTTAATTGGTCCTACTCCCGATTTGTCGTACGCAGTAGAGCTTCATTACTTTTACCGGCCCGCTAGTTTGACATCCGGGTCGGGAAGTAGCACTACTTGGTTAAGCACAAATGCGGAAGTAGCTCTTTTATACGGATGCCTGATTGAAGCTTACACTTATATGAAAGGTGAAGTAGATATCATGCAAGAGTATGAGAAACGTTTCGCGGAAGCCGTGATTTCGTTAAAGAACTTCGGTGAAGCAAAAGAAGTTACCGATGCGTACCGAACAGGGCTTATTGTTAGAGATAAAGCTTAAACACTACTAGTAAGAGGAAAGAGAAATGGCTATCACACAAGCTATGGTTACATCGTTCAAAGTTGGCGTGCTTGATGGCACTTTCGACTTCAGCAGTGGCACGTCACAAGTATTTAAGATTGCTTTGTACACTTCATCAGCTACTTTGGATGCGACTACTACCGCGTATTCAGTGACTAACGAAGTTTCAGGCACAGGCTATAGCGCGGGCGGAGAAACACTAGTTATCTCAGCAAACCCAGCTTCAAGCGGCACTACAGCGTTTTTGGACTTTTCAGACGTTACTTGGTCTACGGCAACTATTACGGCTCGTGGCGCGCTGATCTACTTGGCTGATGGCGGTACTAACCCTGCTGTTGCAGTTCTGGACTTCGGTTCGGACAAGACCTCTACTGCGGGTGATTTCACTGTCGTGTTCCCTGCTGCTGATGCGAGCAACGCGATTATACGTATCGCTTAAGGGTAGGAAGTAATGACCGACGTTACTGTCCCACTCTCCGGTTGGGGATACAGCACTTGGGGTACGGATTCGTGGGGCGAAGGTAATGCTTTGCCAGTCGGTACCGGCGCTGTAGGGACAGTAGGCGTTGTAGGTAATGCGGTTGTTAATGTTACTGGTGTTGAAGCCACTATGGCTCTAGGCACCGCCGCTGCTCAGGCCGATGCTAATGTCTCGATTACGGGAGTCAGCGCTACAGGTATAGCCAACTATACTGTTTGGAACGTTGCGGTATACTTTGGCGGCTGGGGGCGCGGTGCTTGGGGTCAAGGCGCGTGGGGAGAGTCTATAGGGCTTTCTGCTACCGGTGCGGTAGGATCGGTTACAGTCCAAGAAGGCGCAAGTGTATTCCCAACAGGTGTTCAGGGCACTACCGTACTAGGAAACGAAGCAGTAGAAGCCGATGGGGCTGTAGAAGCACTAGGCAACGCAGCCACAGGTGCGGTTGGGACAGTTACCCTTATCGGTACCGCAGTAGTGAACGCTACGGGTGTTGAAGGCACGGGCGAGATAGGCGACGCCGGAGTACAAGGAAATGTAATTGTTAGCGCCACAGGCGTAGAGGCCACGGGCGAGTTAGGTACGGTAAGCGTAACAGCCGACGCCATAGTTACCGAAACCGGATTACAAGCTACTACAGCTCTTGGAAGTGTTACGGTAGAGCTAGTCCTAAATGTTGATGTAACAGGCGTTCAGGGCACTACAGCGCTTGGTGAGACAACCGAGACAGCGGATGCAAATGTATACGCCATTGGCGTACAGGCCACTGGATTTACAAGTAACGTACTGATTTGGGGCCAAATCGTACCAAACCAAAACGCAATTTGGACGGAAATAGCAGCATGAAAATAGTAAAAGAAGCAGTACAACTGGGCGACGCTATAGACCCCAAGCACGAGATTGAAGTGGTTTGCGCTAACTGCGGCCACGATGTAGATGAAGCGGAATTAAGCGCTGACACTTGTTCTGATTGCGGTGAAGCACTAAACTTGCGTCAGAATACAAAGATTTACGCGACAAGCGTACCGCCTGCCGGCGGTTCCACGTTAGTGTAAGTACTGGAGAAATTAAATGGCTACTTATGTAAATAATTTACGGCTCAAAGAAATCACCACCGGTGATGAGGACGGCACTTGGGGCACCAGTACCAATACTAACCTTGAGCTGATTACCGACGGTTTTAGCTACGGCACGAAGGAAATGGCGGCAGACGCCAACGAAACCTTCACAATGCCGGATGCCACAGCGGACGATACTCGTTCGTTCTACCTTAAGATTACCTCTGCGGTATCTCTGACATCTACCCGCGAAGTGACACTTGGCCCAAACACCGTCTCTAAGGTGTGGATGATCGAGAACGCTACTTCGGGCAGTCAGATCATTACGATCAAGCAGGGCTCAGGCGGTACGGTCAACGTACCCAACGGCTCTAAGGTCATGGTAGTCACAGACGGTGCAGGCTCAGGAGCGGCGGTACTTAACGCTAACCCCACAGAAGTCGGCGGTACAGTAACAAGCGTAGGCGGCACGGGCACAGTCAACGGCATTACCCTGACGGGTACCGTCACTAGCTCTGGAAACCTTACACTTGGTGGAACACTGGCCAACGTCGATCTAACTACTCAAGTAACCGGCACCCTCCCTGTAGCTAACGGCGGTACAGGCGTAACTTCCTCTACGGGTACTGGCTCGGTTGTTCTGTCTACTAACCCAACTTTTGCGGGTCTTACGACTACTGCGGATATGAACTTTGGGGATAGCGACAAGGCTATCTTTGGTGCGGGTAATGACCTACAGATTTATCATGATGGAAGCAATTCATTCATTTCAGATCAAGGCACAGGTCAACTTGTTTTATTGGGATCGAACGCGATTGCTCTAAACAACGCTGCTAACACTGAAAATATGCTAGTGGCGGAAGAAAATGGCGCAGTTACTCTTTACTATGACAATGCAGCCAAAATAGCCACAATCACCACAGGTATAGACGTTACAGGCACAGTGCAGTCTGACAGCTTATCGGATGGTAGCGGTGTAGGTAAGATCAGCTACGACTCTAGTACGTTCTTTTCCGGTGCATTTTCTGACGAAGTAACTGCCATAGGCAATACGGGAACAGCGGTGACGATTGACTGCGACGACGGTAACGTATTTACTGCGACCCTGACTGGTAATTGCACGTTTACATTAGCTTCGGCTAACAGCACGTCAAACCGAGCTACATCGTTTACGTTAGTTCTCACCAATGACGCCACAGCAGATAGAACAGTAGCTTTTGCAGGTGGTACTTTTTATTTTCCGGGAGGCTCGCTTTCTCGAAGTACAGAAGCCAATTATGTAGACATATACTTTTTCTTTTCGCCTGATGGCGGCACAACTTGGTATGTAACATTACCAGCTAAAAACCTAGCAACATCTTAATTTAAGACAGCCGAGGAGGCTACTAAAATGGCACTAACAGCAGAACAGCAGGCAATCGTAGACCAGCAAATTGCGGTGGAAGACAATCGTGCGGCTCACCAAGCATCGGAAGAAGCAAAACGAGCTAAAATAGATATGATACGCACGGCTAAAGAAATTTTAGTTGAAAATCGCCGTACTCAAGCAGCGGCAGAAGCTACAGACATAACTGCGAGTCAAATAACGTCTCTAGCTTCGGATTTAATCTCTTTTGTAAATAGTTAATGGATGTTTATGCCTATTTCTCATCACCTATATACCGTGAAGAGCGGCCAGAATGGGTGAAAGAAACACTAAAGCATACCCAAAAATACTATGAGCAAATAAAGCCTTCAGTAGTTAAGCAAACTACGCACATGGCAAATGACCCTGACCTTGGGTATTTAACGTCTTATTTTCGAGATAAAGGCGTTAGCATTTTAAAGGATCAGGGTTATTTAACAGACGAGTATGAGTTTTATGTGTCTGGTATGTGGGGCCAAGAGTTTGCGTGTACGGGCAGTAACATTATGCACGTACATGGTGACAGTCAAATATCAGGTTTTTACTTTTTAGAAGCACCTGAAGGTGGTTCTTACCCTATATTTGACGACCCAAGGTCGGGGAAACGTATGTCGGATTTGTGGGCAGCATCTAGCGATCAAGTGACTATGGCTACACCGCAGATACACTTTAATAATGTGCAAGCAGGGACTATGATGTTATTTAATTCTTGGTTGCCACACATGATTACACCGAACCATTCTACTAATCCGACAAAGTTCGTGCATTTTATTTTGTCTCAAAGAAAAAGGTTTATTTAATGCAGCATTTGCTTGCTCCGTACTCAAAAAAATTAGAGTCCTTTGCATGGTGGGAAGGTGCATTTACTGAGCAACAACTTAATTGGCTTCAAGCAAAAGCCAAAGAGGCAAAAAATGAAGCTTTAGTTGGTAGCGGAGGTAACGCCGTAATTAACGAAAGTGTGAGGCGTTCGGAGTTAAACTGGCTACATAAAGACCCTGAATGTGAGTGGGTTTTTGAGCGTTTAGCGCATGTTGCCGCAAAGTTAAATGCCGATTTTTTTAATTTTGATTTAACAGGGTTTAACGAGGCTTTGCAGCTCACAAATTACCATGAGGCACGACAAGGTAACTACACTTGGCATCAAGACTTTGGCAATGAAGGGCTTTCAAGAAAGTTGTCTATGGTGTTACAACTTTCAGACCCTAACGAATATGAAGGTGGAGAATTACAACTATTAACCGCAAAAGAGCCTACAACAATTCGAAAGAAAAGAGGTCTTATAACGGTTTTCCCTGCTTGGACTTTACACCAAGTTACTCCAGTGGTTAAAGGTACAAGACAAACATTAGTAACATGGATTTCGGGACCTGCATTTAAATGAAAACGGAATATAAAGATTTTATTGGGGTTTTTTCTGATGTTTTCCCAGAAGGGTTTTGCGAGCATTTGATAGCAGAGCTAGAAAGACAAAAAGAAAATGGTGCCGGTAGCAATAGACAAGAATCAGAGGGTGTAAAAAAACACATAAAAAACGATTTTCAAATACATCTAAACGGGAAGAATTTAAATTTCGAATTTTTTAACGAAAAGAACCCTGTAAATGTATTTTTTAATGGCCTTCAAAAATGTTACGAAGAATATTCAAACGAGTTTTCTGTTCTAAAAGACATAAATATAAACTGTAATAATATAAAGTTGCAAAAAACCACAAGTGGCGGGGGATATCACGTTTGGCACAGTGAGCAAGGTAATGGTGAGCAATCTAATCGTGGATTAGTTTATATGCTTTACTTAAACACATTACCAAAAGAAGCCAATGGAGAAACGGAATTTTTATACCAACAGCGTAGAATAAACCCTACTGCGAATACAATGTTGCTATGGCCCGCAGCATTTACCCACGCACACCGAGGAAACCCTGTGTATGGAAATAACTCAAAATACGTCGTTACAGGATGGTTTTACCATGAGTAACTATCAAAAAGACGGATATGAAACATTTAAAAATTTAGTTGACGCTAAAACCATAAAAACAATATCCCAGTATTTTGAAAACAAAATAAGATTAGGTGAGTGGAAAGAGTGTTTGGAAGAAAGCACAAGAAAGCCTAGCCGATACGAATACTACGGAGACCCACTCATTGAAGTTATGTTAGTTGAATGCCTCCCTTTGGTAGAAGAAAAAACAGGGTTAGAGCTTGAGCCTACCTATTCTTTTTCTAGAATTTATCAATCGGGAGAAGAGTTAGAACCGCACATAGATCGCCCCTCTTGCGAAGTTAGTGTCACCGTAAATGTGGCTTGTACTGGGGATATCTGGCCTATATGGATGCAATACAAAGATAACGATCCGGTAAAATGTATGTTAAATCCGGGAGATGCAGTGATATATAAAGGGTGCGAAACAACACATTGGCGCAGAAAACTTCCCAATAATTGTCTTAACGTGCAGTTTATGTTGCACTATATAGATAAGAACGGAAAAAACGGCGCATATAAGTTTGATGAAAGGGGTTCTTTGGGTTTTCCCGCCCCGATTAGGAGTAATTAGTCATGCCAATAGGTACAAGCAAAGTAGGCCTGTTTGGAGGTAAACCGACTGTTGTGGCGGGCTGCGAAACTTTTAATAGTCCGGGAACTTTTACTGTTCCGGAAGGTCTTGAGATTGTTTGTCTCGTTGGCTTTGGAGCCGCAGGTAATCCCGGAAACGCAGGCTGTCCGGGAGGTTTTGGTTCGGGTGGAAACGGTGGAAACGGGGGTCCGGGAGGTAGAACCGGAGGTAGTGGCGGTAGTGGATACCCTGCTAATCCGACAGCCGCAGACGGTAATCCCGGAAATGTTGGTGGTGCCTCAACTGCATTATGCGTGACTTTTCCCGGAGGCGCGGCGGGCACTGGGGGCACTGGGGGGGCTAATGGAAACGCAGGTAATCCCGGAAACAATGGAGAATCTTCTCCGGGAAGTTCCGAAGGTACTGGCGGGTCCGGTCTTCATCCCGGAGGTTCTGGTGGACAGGGAAAATTAGATGATGGCCCAGCATATCCGAACCCCTGTCTTCCTACAAGTATAGGAGGAGGCGGCGGTGGCGGCGCAGGGACAACAGGTGGGGGAGGGAATCCTAATCCTGGTCCTATAGGTAATATGAATAATTCAGGGGGAGGTAATGGTGGTCCCGGAGGGGGAGGAGCCGGTGGAAATGGGGGCTTATCTCCATACTGTGTGTACCCTAATCCCGGACAAAATTATAATGCGGCAGGCGGCGGTGGTGGTGGTGGTGGTGGTTCATACCGCTCTCCTCCATTTGGTACGGGTGCTTCCGGTGGCGGTGGTGGTGGTTCAGGTAGTCCGGGCTGTGCGGCAGGTAATCCGGGAAACTCTGGGAGCGCGGCAAATCCGACGGCTCAAAATTGTGTACCAGTGGTTGCAGGATGTTACCCCGTAACCGTTCCGACTAATGGTCAAGTTAATATTTCATGGAATACTCAGTAGGTAATGTTTATGAGTGAAAAGCAGTTAAAAAAGGAGCTAGAGAAAAGAAATCTTGAACGCCAACTTGAATCTTTAGAAGCCAACAAAAACAGAGCACAGTCAATAACTGTTGGTACATCCGGAGGTGGAACTGTTGAAATAATGATGCGAACGGCGCGGGGAAATTTTATGTGGAATGTTTATCAGCCTGTAGAAATCATAGAGCTTATAAACCAAATGGCGGCAGGTATAGGATGCCATATCCACATTATGCCAAGACAAGATTTTGCGTCGTGGAGAGACTGGAAAGTTAGCCCAGAAGAGTTAGAGCAAGCAAGAGGTTTTCAAAGACTACAAGGTGAAGGCCACCCTCCATTTGCTAAAATGAGTAGTTTGGAAGACTACCGTGTCAACGGAAAAAACATGCCAGAGAATGCTCAAACATTATCTGGAAGCGCCCCAAAAGAAAAGTTGGCAAAAAAGGAGAGTTAAAATGTGGCAACTAAGAAAATTGTCAACAAACGAAGCATTAAGCAACGCCGGACCTCTTCCAAAAAATTGGGGGCCGATCTCAGGGCTATCTGGGATTCAAGATAGGATAGGCGATTTATCTTGGATAGGGCCAAACTACTCAGATAAAGGATGGGTTAAACTATCAGAAGACGAAAAAAAGCAGATTCGTACACAAAAAAATATGGAGCGTTTTTCTACGGAAAAAGAGTTGATCGATGAAGCACTTAATGACTCTTCTTTAACGGTTGAAAACAAAATTATTTGGCTTAAATACGCGCAAGAGCTAGAAGCTTCCTGTTTATGCCCAGATTTTGACTGTGACCCCAAGTTTCCTGCAAGGCCCAATGTGTAAATACCGCATAAGGTTTAACAAGTCCCGTGGTCATCCGGGGCGCGGTACAGAAGAGCATGTATGGCGCGTGCTACAGGATGATACAGAGTGGTTAGCTAGGCACGTTATTATAGAAGTGCCGTCTTGGAGTGAGCAAGAAGGGCCAGACTGGAACATAGTGTGCGAAGGAACTATGCTATTCTTTGAAGACACCGATACTGTGGTAATACAGTAGTATGGGGCACACTAGTGACACACCTGTTTTTGCTATATGTTCTGGTCAACGGCCAGATACAGTCTTCGGACATGTACTTCTATGACATCAATAGGTGCAATTACTTTGCTACAGCTATTGTCAGGGGAAAGGTAGAGCGGACACTTAGGTACGAACCCCGAGGCGTGGCTCTCGCTGCATATTGTTTGCCCCGTGTGGCAGACCCCGTAACAGTGAGGGCATACTGATGGACCCCGTAACGATAAGTGCCTGTATAGCAGGAGCGACAAGAGCGTACAACCTCGTTGCCAAAGCCGTAAATGCCGGACGTGAGATAGAAGATACCGCCCAGTACATAGGTAAGTTCTTTGACTCTAAGGAAAAAATATTAGAGATAGAGAAAGAAAACCAGTACGGTCCTAAGTTTCTGAGAGGCTCGTCAGTAGAGGCTCAAGCCTTAGAAATACAGATGGCCAAGCACAAGACGCAGCAGATGGAAGCTCAACTTAGGGAAATCATCGTGCTGTACGGGCCGGGCGAAGCCTTCTACAACGAGATGATGAAGACACGGCGCACCATACGCGCACAACGCCTCGCTGCTGCTGAAGCACGGGCTAAGCGAAAACGGTTAATTATCGACGGTACTCTGATCCTCCTAATGACTGGGGCGACTATGGGTATAATATTCTGGATGGTAAGT